ACCTTGGCCCGTGCCGAAATAATTGTTTAGCTGGTTCTCATCGGTGATTTTCTTTGGGTCGCCATCGGGCAAGTGAATCTGATCAAAGAGCCGCGATACCGTGCCGCTGTCCCGTTTAGCAGCGCCACCGGCTTTGTTACGCTCCTCAGCCATATTCAAGAACTGCTGCTTGGAGCCCGAACCGAATGAGTCCAATAGCCCATCGTTTAAAACGTCTTTGATATCGAGCTTACCGTCATAGAATTTTTTGAGGTACTCGGTTTGACGGGCATTCTGCGCGGCAGCTTTGGCGCTTTCTTGGTCCAGCCTGGACTTATCAGCCATCGTTTTTTGGGCGCTGAGAGCCTGGCGAGCTTCGCCATAAAGCGTGTGCTTAGCATCCCCCGAAATGACATTGTCCCATTTGCCTGACGCTAGCTCCGCCTCGACCGCTCTCGGGTTGACTCGGATGCGTCCTCTCACCGCTGACTGCGCGAGATCAGGCATTCCCTTTTCCCGTAGCTGAGCGGCCAACATGGGGCTGATCGCTTTGGTCCCGACCAGGGCGCCCAAAGCGTCGTCGTGCATCTGCACGTTTTTTCCGTAAAGTGTCGGGTCATCCAACAGGCTCGAAGAAAGCTTCGATACTGTGTTGGTATAGTCCAGCCTGGCTTTTTGCCCGGCTAACTCCGCTTGAGCCGATTGCGCGGTGACCGCAAATTGCGATCGCATTTCTGAACTGGCTTTTGCAAAGTAAAGTTGTCCCGCTCTAGTAGAAGCGCCTTCTTGCATGCGCTCGACGTGCTTGTCAAAGTCCTCGAGGAATTTATCCGCGATCGTATTGTCGCCCGGTTTGGCGGTCCTGAGCGTTTCCTGCCATTGCGTGGTGAAATCGGCCTGAGCATCAGCAAAGTCAGAGTTAAGCGCGGAGACTTCCGATTGCTCCATTCGCTCGAGTACGCCATCGGAAAATTTCTTTACGCCTTCACCGATATCCCTCAGCGCGGAACCGGACGCACTGCCAAAACCGAACGCTCCCGCGGATTGTCCGTCGGGCGTAGCTACCGGGCCTGGAGCTCGCGATTGTGAATCCAAGCGCTCAATTTTAATTCTCGGCATTAGCCACCCCGCTTCATGCGGCCATTACCGCCCGGAATCTTGGGCGCCGCATCCCCCACGGCGCCCAAGATTCCAGCACCCAGCACAAACGGGGCCGATTTATCTACGTCTAAAGCTCCCGAGCGGAGCTGAGCCGCGTAATCTCTCTTCCTTCGCCCTTGAAGGGAATACGCGTCTGACTCGTATTTGCCTTGCGTGCGTATTGCAAGTGAATCGGCTTCGGAAGTGGCCGCGGCTTCTTCCAAAAGATCGACGGGGTTTCCCTCGTCGGTAAGGCCCGAAGCGCCGATGGTAGCCCGCATATTTCCCATCGTCCGACGCGCTAAAACGCGAACTTTCCGATCTTCTTCGGTTGCTCGAGACAAGACGATTTGCGCGTTCTTGTCTGCCAGTACAGCGTCCTCGTCAGCAATATCCGCCTGATACCGGGCGGCTTTCGCGGCGGCCGAGTTCTCGTCAAGCTTGCCTTTTAGCCCAAGCATGCTCCCAAAGAAGGAACCTAATGTCAGCGCTAGGGGGATCAATGGTACTGGCACGATTTATCCTCTGTCTTCCGTGTGCATTTGCGGGGCAATGGCGAGAATCGTCCCCGGAGCAGGACGGCTTTGCTCCCAACAAATGTTATTTTCTAAGTCCATGTCCGCTTCGATCGTTTCCGTTTTGATGCCAGTAAAAAGCGCTGGTGCTCGTCCGTCGGGGTCGTCATTCGTGCGGAAGGAGATCTCTTGCAAGGAGTCAAAGCTAGTGCCGAATTTGAAGCCTAGCGTTCGGTGAAGCATGAACGCCACGCGGTTGGTGCGGCGATTCTTCCCCATGGACGTCCCGTCAGCCGCTCCAGATTCCTCCCGAAGCTTTTTACCGCGGCTGCGGTAGCCAAGGCCAATCTGTGCGGTTGCCGCGCGATTCTGGAGCGTCACGGACCCATTGGTAACGGTTACGGGAGGCTGAATGCCGCCATCGCCCCACACTTCGACCGACTGCCCCTCGAGGTGCCAGAGCCCTGAAATGACGGTGACGAATTTTCTCGCCTCGCCCGCTGAAACGTAGGCGTCGAAATCGGAGCTATCTACGACGGTGCCGTTCATTGCGGTCAATTGAAACGTGTTCGCCGCTTTGTTCGTCACGACGTAGCTGTTTTCGTTAAGCTGGATCATGCCCACTACGCCACTTATGATCACCACATCGCCATCGATCAAGCCATGCGCCGTAGACGTCACAACAGCGGGACTCGCTTTCGTCACTCCGCTAATGACTAAGGGCGCGTCGTAAGTAAGTCCCGAATCGACGAAAAAGGCGTCACGCGGCTTGTCTTCGTGCTCAAAAATTTTCGTGAGATACTCGATGTACCGACACGTAGCCCCATTGATGTTGCGTTTTACGATCATCCACAGATCGTCGCGCTTACCTTCAGGCTCCGGAATCACTGCGGACCATCCGACAGAAGGCGCGGTACCCGCTGTGTCGCTTTGACCACCTAAAACGTGGCGATGCCACGCGATGATGATCGTTTCCTCTTCTCGCTCGTAGGTCATTCCGGCCAGTACGCCGTCATTGCGGGTAAACCAAACGATGGACGGCTTTTCTTTCTGTCGGCAAAGCTGCTTGAAACCTGTGTCCCCGCCGATATGGTCCGCGAGAATCGTGCGATCAAGCGCTTTAAAGCCATCTACCTCGAAGTAATAGCTAATTTCCCGTACTGTGCGCGAAGACCCTTGAATGAAAATGGTCGATTTTCCCGCAAGGACCGGCTGAATAGCCGCGCTCCCATAGTTGGAAATCTGCTTGGCGTTCACGTTTTCGGGCGCGATAGCCTCGCTCGAGATTGAGGGACGAATCGCCCACTCTCCGGCTTGAGTGCCAGCGAGCAATGCTCGTTCCTCACTCTTCAGCCAAAAAATCGTGTTGATGTCCTCAGAGTTTAGTGACCGTGATACCGCGTTGGCTGCGGTCACAGCAGGCACGGCTGCTTGATCGGTTGTCGCAAAATTCACGTAGTCGCTGCTCACGCTCATGTCGAAGCGCTGAGGGGCCGCATTGGCTCCCGCGAAGCAAAGGCGATCTTCGTGAAAAGTAACAACCGAAGGGTGGCCCGTGGTGTCCGACCAAAGCCCCAAAGCCCATGAGTCTACCGCGATAACCCCGATGTCACTCGCTTCGTTCCTAGAACACGTAACCACTGTAGAGCTAACAAATGCAGTGATCTTCAGCCATCGCCATCCGATCGCCTTTTTCACGCGGATAAGCCGGCCAACGTCGGTGGTGGCAAAGATGGCAGCCGACGCCGTAATATTTGGCGTGACTGATGTGCCACTACTCGGACTGAGCGTAGTAGCAGTAGTGTTTGCTGGCAGAAAAGGGCCGTCGAGGAAACTTACGTCGGTGACCGTCCAATTTGTGGCGGCCATTCTAGTTAGTCGTCGAGGCGGGTGTGACGGATGGACAATAAAAATCACGTCGGCGCTTTGCACGAAGGAGAGCAGCGGAAGCTGCGCTTCGGTGTACGTGTGAGCGACTTCGTAAACCCTCGAGGTAGTACCCCCCGAAGTGTACGTACCACTTCCCGGATAATCGGTGCCATTACGGTACTTCAGCGTGAACGTGTCGGCGGTTTTATTCGCAACAATCAAATTTCGATTGTTGTACTGGGTCATTCCGCCAATCCCCGTGATGAAAAGTTCTTCCCCGTCCAAATACCCGTGCGCGGCAGTCATGGTGAAAACAGCCGGGTTTGCCGCCGAAATGCTCAGGATGTTCCGTGCAGCCTCTACTACCTGCCCCTGATTCGTGAAAAAACGCACGTAGAGGTCGCCCATTTCGAGCATGTAGGCTTGGGCCGTCGAAAACTGAAACTTTACAAGGATGGCTTCTTTATCCGCGAATTTGGCCTCTGCCACAAACCGCGTCCCCGGACGGCGGGTCAGCCCTCCCTGTAGCAAAGGGATGTAGTTCTCACACGTTTCAAGGGAGATCTTGTACCGCTCTGAATCGACACGCCCAGCGCAAAAAGGACTCCATTCCCCTCCAAGAAAACTACTTTGTATGGGACTGGCTTTAGGCATCCTATTTCCTCACTGCGATGTAAGGATCTTCGGGCGGATTTTGCGGCCTGGTCAAGCGGGAATTTGCGCGGCGAGCAATCGCCGACATTCGATCGACTTCTCGGGCAAGGCCCGCACGCTTGGTATTGGATTGGGTGAGAGCTTCGCACATGGCAAGCGCCATTTCGTGGGAGAGAAGCTCGCGGAAGGAAGGTGTCATGGTCCCGGGCGCGGTAACGAGAGAAACGTATCGGATGTAGAGGGGCGCAGCGTCATCAGTGAATATCTTCCCGTCCTGCACTTCGTAATCTAGCTCCAGGCTGTTGTCCTCTTCGTAGTCAGGGGCGAGCATTACGAAATCGGCCGGTACCGTAAACGAATTGGCGCGTCCCCACGCAGGCACCGGGCTGTCAGCCGCCAGTGTCGCCAGCTTAATGCTGAAACGCCATATGTGCTGCTCGAGCAGCCTATCCCGTATCGGCTCATAACAAGCTGCACAGGCCAAGCCGTTTTTGGTCGTGTCCGTAATGGCCTGCACGAAGGAACAGCCCAGCAGCTGCAACGCCCGATTCCAAATGCTCACAACAGAAGGCGCTGCCATAGCGGTTCACTCCGGGTTGATTCGAAAGAAACGCTTACGGAAACTGCGACGATTTGGTGAGGAAGTGGTTCCTGATCTCTTCAAGCTTCTGCAGGACTTCGGATTTTCGCAGACCTTTCGAGTCGTCGATCCGCAGTTCAACGTCCTTGGTGCCCGTCGAAGCCCCGGTTACCACATCTTTTTGCGTTTGCCCGCGATTCAATCCGACATATAAATTCGCCATGACTTAACTCCCTTGTGGACGAAAAAAAGGGCGGCGTGCATTCCGATCCGGAAAGACGCGCCACCACTTCAGTCTATTAGATAGCGTACAAACCCTTGAGCGCGATAACTACCGCGGCGTCAATGGCTCCAATCGGCGTCAGCACGACGTCGTAATCTCTCTCCGGATCAGAGGTGAGACCCAAAGCCGACCAAAGCGGTTTTTCCGAGTTAGCTAGCGTGAAAACCGCCGCCTCGTGAACCACTTCGACGGCGCTGATGGCGCCTGCGTTGAGCACCACGCCCGATGCGAAGAAATCCGCATCCACTACGGCCCCGCCGTTTTCCGTGGTCTGATACAGCCCGACATCTACCGCGGCAGCAGCCGAACCGATATCCGGAGAAAAGATCCGCAGTGAGTGCATTATCGCGTTGCTTGGGACACGCCCCATGATGTACGCCGAGTCAATGTCATCCGTCGCAACTGTGAGCAGTTGCCCGACAAAGCCACGAATGCTTCCAGCGGCTCCCGCCGCATTAGTCATCACGCGCGGATTCGCATCTCGGTTGGTGATCGACGTCGATTTTCTTGTCACTATCGCCATAAAAGCTCCTTGTAAGGGGGGCCACTTAAGACCCCCCCGTTTAAACTATCGGGTAGAAAATATTAGACGTTACACTTGATGTTGACGACTTTCTTTTCTTCCAGCCGACACGCGTCGATTGTGAGCCACAAATACACCTGCCAGGGCAGACCGCGAAGGTCTTTGCGCTGAGAGATGTCCGTGCGGACGTCTTCCCACAGTCCCAAATGGACCCCCGACTTGGCCCAAGCCAAGCACTGTTCGTCACCCGAAGAGAGCGTTTCTCCAAACAGCTCCGAGTGAACGAACTTGAATCCCATGAACGACGTCACTTTGCCCTCAACGAGCACAGGCTTCTCGTTGTAGTCGAGGGAAATAACCTGCGCTTCGCGCATCAGGCTGGTCTGCTGTTTTGCCGTAATGCCGCAATACAGCGGATCGTTGTCCGTGTCCACGTTGTGGGACATCAGAATTTCCTTGGCCTTAATGAGCTTTGCAACGGTCAGCCCGGTATCGACCGACGATCCTTCATCTACGACAATCGTGTTTCCCGCAAGAGCCGTTGTGGTCGTGTCGCCGTTCTTCCCGGTGTAGTTTGTCCCCAACATGCCCGCGATGATGCGGCGATCAATCTGGCGGCCCGCTGCATTAACAGCGTTCTGAACTTTCTGGCTCTTGGGGTCCAAAAGAACCTTGAGCTCGTCGAAGTGATCGACCATCTGGGGAAGATCGTAGGATTTGGGGAACAACCACCGACGATCGCTGTCGGAATCAACCCGGCCCATCGCTTCAAAGCGAGAGTCAACGGATTGCATCTCGACTGGCCCTTCCTGATCCACAGGAGAAGCCTGCTCGCCTTTGTAATCGGATTTCTCCATCACGCAGCCGCGCAAACGAGAGCCTTTTTGCTGTAGCAGCAACATGAGAGTATCCGCGTACTGACGACCATAATGCGTAGGAATATTGACCGACATTGTCAGTCCTCCAAGTTTTGAAAGTTGTGTGGAAAGAGAAAACTTCCCGAACTAGAAGGCTTTTCGGTCAACTTTTGCAGAACCCTCGGGCTTGGGGGCTTGGCTGCGGCTACCGGGCCTATATGTGCGTGAAACCTTAATAATACGTGAGAATAAAATTTTTTTGCAACGGGAAAGTCGATCTTACGTCTGATTTACGAATTCCATCTCGTACAACTTGTTGACCTGATCCACTTCTTTCTTGCTGCCCGCCACCCACTTAGCCATGAAATCAGGATCGCTCTGTAGCTCCTGGCGCTTGGCTCTTGAAGCCGAGGGACTTAATCGGCCAAATCCGGTGTTCTCACCGCCAGTGTGGAATTGCGATTCACCAAGCTTAATGCCGAACTTGCCCATCATGCCATCGAGCATCTTCGCAAATCCATCAAC